TCCGTCCGTCAGTACTAGACTCTCAGCGAGTACGTACACCTATTACATCTATGGGCGCTTATACAGAGCACAAGATTAAGGCAGCTCTAGGTAACGATGACTCAAAGCTTTACGTAACCGCAGCCGATGATAGCTTTGCTACAAACCCTGCATTTTCACCTACTCAGTACCTAGCGGAATTTCCAACAAATACTCGTTTTGGTACACCTGCTATCGATGCGTGCTCACGTGGAGTATTGCCTACTAACGGTATGACTATCAACGTCCCATCTTTGGTTACATCCGCAGGCGGCGGTACAGGCGTAGCACCTGTCGTAACCGTTGAGGCAGAAGCCGGAGCGGTACAAAATACCGGGATGGAAACGGCTTATCTAACAGGTACCGTATCTAAGTACGCAGGCATGAATACGATCAGCGTAGAATTGTTAGAGCGCTCAGATCCTAATTTCTATGCAGAACTAACAAATCAGCTACAAAATGCGTATCTAAAGACTCTTGATACAACAGTACTAAACGCACTTATCGCAGCCGGTCAATATAGCTCAGGATGCGATGCAGACTCAGCCGGTATTATCGAGTTTGCCTCAGACTCAGCTCGTAAGGTTTACGAAGCTACGGGTTACTTTGCTAATAACTACATCGCCAACGGATCACAATGGCAGCTACTTATGGGCGCTACTGATAATACAGGCCGTCCAATTTACTCAGCATCTCAGCCAATGAACGCAGGCGGCTTAGTGCAACCGGGATCTATTCGAGGCAACGTACTCGGACTAGATCTCTATGTAGATAAAAACTTTACCGCTACTACAACGATCGACGACTCAGCCGTGGTATTGGCACCGGAAGCATTTACGGTTTACCAATCACCTACGGCGTATATGTCAGTAAACGTAGTATCAAACCTACAGGTGCAGGTAGCTATTTACGGCTACATGGCAACTATCGCAAAAATGCCTAAAGGTATTGTTAAGTTTAACCTTAACTAAATAAACCACTAATAGTCGGTACCCCTCTTAGCCCTTTGAGGGGTACCGGCCCTAGTAAGTAAGGAGAATAAGATGCCTGCCACGTACGTAACCGAAGCCGAGCTACGCGCTAACCTCGGCATCGAAAACCTTTACTCGTCGGATATCGTAGAGACCTGTTGCCAAGCTGCGCAGGATTTACTTAACCAATTTTTATGGTTTGACTCAGCTCCGGTCGTAGGTACCGCGTTACAAAATAACGTAGCTACCGTAATGATCGCTAACCCTGCAATATTTAGCACCGGGGACTCGATAACCTTGAGTGGGTGCGGCTCAACCTATAACGGCACTTATACAGTTACCGGCACTATCCCATGGACGGCCGGCACTACTACTCAATTTCCATCTATAGCATTTAATAATATGGCTTTTAATTGGCCTAACGGTTATAGCTTTATACAGTTTGCTAAAACCGCAGCTAACGCTAATTTTACGCGAGTATTACCTTATGGCCAAGCCATAGGCGCGGATACAAAGACAAACTCATACGCGACGACTCCGGCCGTACGCGAAGCCGCGATGATCTTGGCCGTGGACATTTTTCAGGCCCGGCAAGTTAGCCAAACCGGAGGCGTATCCATCGATGGTTTTAGCCCTAGCCCTTACCGTATGGGTAATAGCATGATCGGCAAGATCCGCGGACTAATAGCGGGATACACCAATCCGAATTCCATGGTGGGCTAAATGCCGGTACCTATTACTACTTTACGTGCCTCATTAGCTGCGGCCCTTGCTAATGCAAACGTTTGGAATACATACAGTTTTCCGCCTGCAACTATTACCGCTAATAGCGTAATCGTGGCACCGGCAGATCCGTACATAACACCGACCAATAACGATTACGCAAACATTTCGCCTATGGCGACTTTTAAGATTATCTGTACCGTGCCGATGTACGACAATCAGGGCAATTTACAAGGCATCGAGTCGCTTGTTTGTGCCGTATTCCAAAAGTTAGCAGCCTCGCCTATCGTTATGAATATTGGGGCCGTAAGTGCTCCGAGCGTACTCAGCGTACAAAGCGGAGATTTACTAACGACCGACATCACTATCTCAATACTAACCGAGTGGAGTTAAGCATGAGCCTAACCGATGAAGATATCGCCTTTCTTATTAAGATAGGGCAGATCACCGAAGCACCAAAAAAAGAAACAAAAACACATACACCTACTACAGAGAAAAGCGAGGAATAGGCGATGGCCGTATTTCTATCAAACGGAGTGGTCGTAACGCTAAATTCGATCGCACTCTCCGACCATGTTACAAGCGCGACGATTAACCGCGTATTTGAGGAGCTTGAGGTAACTGCTATGGGGGACTCCTCAAGAAAATTTACAAAAGGTTTGGAGACAAGCACGATCTCTTTAGACTTTTTGAGCGATACCGCAGCGGCAAACGTAAACGCAACGCTACAAGCTGCGTGGGGTACGACCGTACCAATTACGCTAAAGCAAACTAGCGCAACTACGTCAGCTACTAACCCTCAGTACGCAACTACCATCCTGGTAAATAACACTACAGATATTAACGGCGCCGTCGGAGATATCGGTACTCAGAGCATCACGTTTACGTGTAACTCACCAATCGTAATTACTACCGCACCATAACAAACTAACAAAGGGGCAAAAAATGGCACGACTCAAAATAACAAGGGCTACGGGCGAAGTATCAGAGCATCAGATCTCGCCGCGAATTGAGTACGCCTTTGAGTTATATGCAAAAAAAGGTTTTCACAAAGCCTTTAGAGATGACGAGAAACAGAGCGACGTTTACTGGTTAGCGTGGGAGTGCCTACGTACTAGCGGCGAAACGGTACCGATGTTTGGGGCAGAGTTTTTAGATACCTTGGCAAAAGTCGAGGTCCTAGACGACCTACCTTTAGCTTAGGGCGCGGCACTCTAACTCATTTGGTAGCCCAACTATCAATACGGTTAGGGGTCGCGCCTCAAGCGATACTCGACTTAGATGCCGAGATGTTTAAGATGTTAGTAAAGGTATTAAACGAGCAAGCGGAGGAGGCTAATAAAAATGCCGGTAGCTATAAAAGGCGTACGCGAAACCGTTAAAGCTCTCCGTAGGCTTGATCCTGAAATGTTAAAAGAGATGAACGCCGAGGTACGTGCGGCTATGTTGCCTATCCGGGACAAGGCACGAGGCTACGCGCCAAGTCCTCAGCCCGATAATCTTTATATGTGGCGAGAGGGCAGCGCAGGTAAAACCATAACCGCACGTAACTCGATGTTTAGGACTTTTAATACTGAGGGTCGTTTACGTATGTTTCCGCTTTATGATGCAGAGACCGTTAAAAAAGGGATCTATTATTCTCAGGCTCCTAGTAAGAAAAACCGCAACGGATGGCAAGCTCTTTATTTTGTAGCTAATAAGTCTGCCGCCGGTGCCATTTATGAGACCGCCGGACGTAAAAACCCGGGTGGAGATCCTAATAGCCGATCTAATAACCCCGGCGCCGGTGCTCATTTTATTAGCCGTATGGGACCACTTTACGGAGATAAGCAAGCCGAGCGCGGCCGTATGATCTATCGCGCTTGGAAAGAGGACCAAGGTAAGGCTCAAGATGCCGTATACAGAGCTATAGAAAAAACCGTAGATAACTTTAATAATGGCCGTTACGGTATGGCCACTTACGCATTGGCCGCATAATGGCGATGCCTAACTTAATCGTATCCGCCGTAGCCGAGTGGAACGGAAAAGCGTTATCTAAAGGCTCAGGTCAGATAAAAGGTTTTGAGAAAACCGTAAAGAATTTAGGGCGTACCCTCGGAGTTACTTTTAGCGCCGCCGCTCTTTTGAGTTACTCTAAAAAAGCCGTATCAGCTTATGGGGAGCAGATCGCAGAGGCTAAACGCCTCGATACCGCTTTACGTAACTTAGGTTTTAATTTTGCTACCGCCGAGGCAGAGGGTTACATCGATGCCGTAGAAAAGGCCACCGGTGTAAATCGCGACGTACTCCAACCCTCATTTATCCAACTAGCTCAGGTAACTAGATCTACCACTATCGCTCAATCGATGCTTAACACCGCACTCGATGTAAGTGCCGGTACGGGTATGGATTTAGTCTCAGCTACAAAAATCCTAAGTCAGGCATACGTAGGTAATCTTAAAGGCTTACGCCAATTAAATTTAGGTTTAACTCAGGCAGAGTTAGCGAGTAAGTCATATCTCGAAATCGAAAAACTTATCGCAACACAATACGCAGGCCAATCTAAAAACGCGGCAGACTCTTACGCAGGATCGATAGCTCGCCTTAAGATCGCGGCAGAGCAGGCAAGCGAGCAGATCGGCGGAGCTCTTGTAACGTCTCTAGGTACATCTGCCGGCGGTATGGATAAACTGATCGACAAAGTCGATGGGGCTGCGGACTCCATCTCTGGACTTATTACTAACACGGCATACCTAGCTAAAGAGCTTGGTAATTTATTCTCTAGTATCCCGGGCGCAGGTGTTTTAGAGGATGCCGGTAGAGCTCTTAAGAATTATCTCGGTAGGTTTTCGATCGGTGCTTTACGCCGAAATGTAGACATAGTTTTAGGCCGCCAAGGTGGTTTCCCTCAGGGCTTGCCTGCGGATCTTAAGAATTTTCAGAGCCAAACTGAGAAAACTAAGATGGACAAAGAGGCTCTTAAGCGCCAAAAAGAGCTCATCGCTTTACAGAAAAAAGCGCAACTAGCAGAGAAAAATAAACTTTCGTTATCAAAGGCAGCGGCCGTATTTGATACTAACCGTATCTCTATCGCTGCGGCTCTTAAGGCTACATATGACAAAGAAACAAAACTACGCCTCGAGGCTTTGCAGGCCATTGAGGAGGATAACGGCGACCTTGCTCTCCGTAAGATCGGTGAGCTTGCAGCCCTGCAAAAAAATGCAGACATGGCCAAACTAGCCGGTATTAATCAGATTAGCGAGGCCACTCTTTCAGCTCTTAACACGCAATTACTTACAGAGCTTAAGGCAATTAACGATAGCAAGATGGCAGAAAGTGAAAAGGAACGTTTACGCGATATCGCTTTTGGTAAATATAACGCAGCTATCACGGCCGCCGGTGACTTAGCAGCTAAAGAAAGTTATAGCGAGCGCGTACAGATACAACTAACCGAGATCGCTCGCCTCGCCTCTTTAAGTAAAACTACTAACGCATCTTTAACCCTTACAAAACTCCGCGAGTCCGAGGAGCTCTCGATGATCGATCGCGTAGCAGCTGCTCAAAAGAAAGCGGACGATGCTCGACTCAATGCGCTACAAGATTATATAAACCTTTTAAGCAAGGTAGGAGCAGGAGCAGGAGCAGGTAGCTCGGGCTTAACTAATATTGGTGGCACTAATTTCGTAACCGGCCCGGTGATCTCTACTAAAGCTATTTTGGACACGGTAACGGCTACCGCGGCGGCCACCTCTTTACTAGGCAGCGATATCAGCGCTACAGAGTTTTACAATAGCCTTACGCCAAGTCAGCAAAATGACCTAGGCGGTTATAGCCCTACGATGAATTACGGCAGCGGCTACCCTGCAACTTATAACATAAATATTAGCGCCGGAGTTATCGCGCAACAGGATGAATTTACCGTATTAGTCCAAGATACGATACAAGCACTTTACCGAGGCGGGGATCCAATTAGTACGGCCGGTGCACTATGACCGTCCCTACGATTAACGCGGTTATTAACTTTTCTACAGGACCGTCTTTTGCTCAGGCGATGATCCTTGGTACAGGCCAATTAGGTACAAACGTACTAGCAGACTCCGAGGCTTTAATTGTAGACGTATCTAATCAAGTAGACGGTATTACTACGATGAGAGGACGTAACGCTCAGGCGGACGTATTCCAAACAGGCACCTTAACTCTGCGTATCGTCGATCAAAATGGCGACTTTAATCCGCAAAATACGGCAGGCCCTTATTACGGTTTACTTACTCCGATGCGTAAAGTACAGATTACGGGTACTTATGCGGGTATCGAGTATCCGATGTTTAGCGGCTTTATTACTAGCTATACAACTACTACGCCTAAGATGGCTACCGATGTAGTTTATACAACTATAACCGCGGTAGATGCTTTTAGACTTTTCCAAAATAGCCAAGTCTCGACCATTACTTTAGCCGATGCCGGTGACTTACCGGGCGAGCGCGTAAACGCTATCCTCGACGAAATCGCTTGGCCTCCATCTATGCGTGAGATCCAATACGGTACAACAATATTTCAGGCAGACCCGGGCAACCCTCGCACCGCTTTAGCTGCACTACAAACGGCAACCATCTCTGAGTACGGCGCTATTTATATTAACGCTCGAGGATCGGTAGAGCTAAAAGATCGAGCCTTTTGTATCGACTCTCAGGCTTTCCCGGTGACTCGCTTTAATGACGATGGCACCGATATAAATTACTTTAATGCCGTATGGCGCTTAGACGATACGCAGGTTTATAACTCGGCCTCTATTACCAAGATTGGCGGTACGGCTCAGCTCGCGGAGGATCAGGACTCTATCGATGAGTACTTTGTGCACTCATATAACCAACAAAATTTAGTAATGGATACGGACCAAGCCGCACTCGATTACGCACGGGCCTACGTAGCAAGCCGTAAAGATACTCGGACCCGATGCGATGCGGTCGAGCTTGATCTATATATGGACGATTATAACGATGGCATCCTTGCAGCTCTTAGCTTAGATTTTTTTGACCCGGTAGAGGTTACGACTAATCAGCCTGGTAACTCGACCCTGCAACAGACTCTCCAAGTATTTGGCGTCACACACCGAGTAACGCCTAACTCGTGGAAAACGACATTTACAACACTAGAGCCAATTATCGATGGCTTTATATTAGACTCATCACTATATGGAGTGCTCGATACCTCCGTGTTAGCGTACTAAGGAGCATAAAATGGCAGCTGGTCTAGGTTTTAAGACCTTTACAACCGGTGAGGTACTTACGGCCGGAGACGTAAACGGCTACCTCATGCAGGGTATTAACGTATTTACAAACGCTACCGCTCGAGATGCGGCTATTACCTCACCGGCTGAGGGACAGTTTGCATTTACAAAAGATAATAACTCACTATGGTATTACGACGGTGCAGCTTGGGTAGCCTCAGGTGCTACAGGTGACATCGAGGGAGTTACCGCCGGCGTAGGTATTAGCGGCGGAGGTACCTCAGGTACCGTAACAGTTACTAACTCAATGGCTACCGAGATAGCAGCTAAAGGCGATTTAATTGTAGGTACAGGATCGCAGACTTTTGATAATTTGACCGTTGGAGCTAATAACACCGTTTTGACGGCAGACTCAAGCACCGCTACGGGACTTAAGTGGGCAGCTGCGGCAGGCGGCGGTAAATTATTACAGGTCGTAACAGGTACGACGGTAACGCAAGTAGGTAACTCTACGAGCACTTACGCCGATACCGGATTAACCGCAACAATTACCCCAACCTCTGCTACCTCTAAAATTTTAGTAATGGCCGATTTAAATACTCGTAAAAATACAGGTACGCAAGCAAACGTAGGTTTAAATATTGTCCGAGGAGCGACCACTATTTGGCAGACGATTGGACTTCACTACACTAATACAGAGCAATATAACGGCGGACGTACACCGATTATGTATATGGACTCACCGGCTACTACATCTGCTACAACCTATAAAATACAGTTTAAAAATCAGGAAAATAGCGCGAGCGTATCTGTTTGTTATGACGGTACGGCAGGATTTACACACGATATTCACTTATTAGAGATTGGTGCATAATGGCAACGGGTACAGATGTTTTAGGTATGTTATGTCCGGCCGGCGGTTGGATTATCGTAGGCGATGATTTCGATAAAATTACGTGGGTAGATGATCGTCCTCGATGCACGGAAGCGGAGTTTAAGGCCGGCTTTATTGAGTACGATAATTGGAAAAATGAGCAAGCTACAAAAGCGGCAACAGCGAAGGCGGCGGCCGAGGCTAAGTTAGCGGCTCTAGGTTTGACGGGCGATGATCTAAAAGCTTTGGGTCTTTAATGGAAACTAGCTACAACGGCTACCCTGCCTCTAAAGATCCGGCGGAGATAAAAATAAAGTCCTACCCGGTAAAGGGTACGGATCGTAAGCTGCGATGTGCTGAGAGTGTGGGGCCACTACTCGCAGCCTTCGCGGCTGAATTTCACGAGCTGATCGAGCCGATCGATGAGGGCACGTTTGACGATTGGGCATACGCCTACCGCATGGTACGAGGCAACCCTACAAAATTATCGTGTCACTCATCCGGGACCGCCATCGATCTCAACGCTACAAAGCATCCACTCGGCAAGTACGACACTTTCCCGGCTGAAAAAGTACCTATGATCCGGGCGCTCGCTAAAAAATATGGCCTTAAGTGGGGCGGCGACTTTAAGAGCCGTCCGGATGATATGCATTTTGAGATAGAGGTAAACGCTACCAAGGCTAAAGAGCTCATTAAAAAGTTAGGATTATCAGATGCCAACTAGCAGACAAGTAACAGTAACTACCTCGGCAACGATTTTAGTGCCTGAAAGTATTGGAGATCAAACGGCGTTAATTCACGCAACTAACGATGATTTATACATAGGCGGAGCGGACTTAACTACCGCTAACGGTTATCTCGTAGATCATAAAGATAAAATCACGGTACCCGTCGGAGATCATCAAGCGTTATATGGTGTCGTAGCAAGCGGTACTACCGTCGTATCGGTGTATTACCAAGTCAATTAAAGGGCATTACAGGAGAGCACAATGAATAAAAAGCAATTAGAGGCAGCTGCGAAATCATACGCACGAGCAGCGCTCGCATCCGTAGCAGCTTTGTATATGTCGGGTATTACTGATCCAAAAGTATTAGCTAATGCCTTTATCGCCGGCCTCGTAGGTCCGCTACTTAAAGCGGTACAACCAAGCGAGAAGCAATACGGCATAGGCTCTAAATGATCCGGGCCCTGATAGGGGCGATAGTGGGGACTATCCTCCTATCGGGGTGCGGTTACCAAGGATGGGTACGGTATGAGTGTCAAGAATACGAAAACTGGACAAAGCCTGAGTGCACTCCGCCTCAATGCGAGGTTACCGGGACCTGCACTAAGGACCTTATTACGACAGATGAGTAAAGAAAATAAACGGCTAACGCCTGAGGATATTCACGCTCGCCTCATATTTTTAATTGGCGCGGTACTCGCTTTAACCTTTTTTGTAATTACCGCAGGTGCCGTCTATGCCCTTGTTTTTGTTACGCAGCCGGTAGGAGCTCAGGCGCCTAACGATCGAGACTTTATACAACTCTTACAAACTTTAGCCATATTCTTAACCGGGGCCCTCGGCGGCGTATTAGCCGGTAATGGCTTAAAGTCTAAACCTAAAGAGCAGCCTAAGACCGACACGCCAAACACGAATACGCTTTGATATCTGACAAAAAGCCCTCATACTGATACTACAAACGCTGAGAGGGCTACTCGGTTAGTAGCTTGATCAGCCTTAACAAAGGGCTAAGTAATGAATAGTTTAGATATATTGATCGGTTTGGCAGCCTGCGGTATGGGCTTTATGTTTATGGTAATCGGTTACTCAATAGGACACCGACAAGGTCACGGCGAGGGCTTTGTACGTGGCCGCGCTATCGCTCAAGCTCTGAAAGATAAGGAGCTAATTTAATGGGGTTTTTAGATAATTACGAGGACGTAAACGCACGTATTAAACGCTTTAGATCAGAGTTTCCATCTGGCAGATTAGTCGCATATATTGAGAGCTTTGATATCGAAAAAGGTACGATCCTTGTAAAAGCTGAGGCGTATCGTGAATATGAGGATACGGCGCCTAGCGCGGTTGATTATGCTTTTGGCAACGTAGCAACCTATCCGCAAAATATGCGTAAGTGGATGGTAGAGGACACGATTACCTCAGCTTATGGGCGCTGCATAGGCTTACTGACTCCGAGCCTTGAGCACTCATCAAGGCCTACGATGCAAGATATGGAAAAGGTAGAAACTTTACCGGCAAGTGCTGATCCATGGAGTACAAAGGCATCGATCGAGGATATGGCTACTATGGCGAGTGCCGTATTAGAGATCGGTAAAGAGCTAGGCGGCGAGTTAGTAGCTGCTGCGCCAAGGTGCCCTCATGGCACGATGATATGGGCCGAGGGTACGGCTAAGGCAACCGGTAAACCGTGGGCAGCTTATAAGTGCACCGAGAAAAACCGAGCTAATCAATGTAACCCGTATTGGCACGTGCTCGGCTCTGATGGTAAATGGAAGCCTCAAGTATGACACTTAACCCTAAAGATATTTACCGCTCACCCGATGGGCATACGTATAGCTTTGATGGTTACGGCGGTGCCGGTAATTGCTCAAAGTGTGATAACGATACGCATATTAACGATTATGTACGTGAGGATGGTTTAGTCGTGGCATTTTGTAAACGATGCGAGGACGGGCTCAAACTATGACAAAAAAGCGCTTATCCATATACATACTAATCGTTGAGGTTATTTTACTTATAGTTATGGGGTTTTTATTATGGGCGAAATAACCTACATAAAAAACGGGATCGCTTTAACGGTCCACGACGACGGCTCGACAAGTGCTACTCCGGTAGATAAGTGCGATTATTGTGGCGAGTGGGTTAGTCAGACAGGCGGCTTAACTATTCGCGATGTAGGCCTAGAGGTCGTAACGTGGTTGTGTGCAGAGTGTCGAGCTTAGTTAAAGTTATTCTCGATAGAGCTCAGGAAATCACGGCGCACCGTGTAGGCCTTGAGCGAGGCGTAGCCTTTAACTCTGATCCTAAGGATGCTAGTAATTACGGGCAGACTTATACAAACTATCACGAGCTTATATGGCAACACGCAGAGGGCTGCGGTGCTGAGATGGCGGTAGCTAACTATTTTGGCGATTACGGCTTTGTACCTAAAACCGATAACGCTCACGAGGAGGCAGACGTGGGCGCTAACATCGAGGTTAAATGGACCAAACACGCTAACGGGCATTTAATCTTACAAAATAGGGGCGAGGGTAGGCCTAACGATGTAGCTATATTAGTTACGGGATGGAGCCCGGTCTATGTATTACTGGGATGGATGCCGGTACATATGGCTAAGCAACCTAAATACAAACATCCGTATCAAAATAACTATTGGGTGCCTCGATCTAATCTATTCGAGATGCAATACTTAAAGAGGTCTAACTATGGCGTATAAAACTAAGTGCCGTTTATGTGGCAAAGTAACAGAGCATATAGAGCGCGTAGTAACCGATAACCTGCCACCTTACGTTAAGTCCTTACAATGCGTTAAATGCGGCGTTATGGGTATTGTGATGATGGAGGACGTTAAAGATGCTTAAAGTATTGGATCTATTCTGCGGTGCAGGTGGGGCCTCAATGGGCTATCACCGTGCCGGCTTTGAGGTTACAGGTATGGATATTAAGCACGGTAAACGCTACCCATTTAATTACATACGTAGAGATGTAATGCAGTTACGTCCGGAGGATCTAGAGGAATACGACCTTATCCACGCCTCGCCACCGTGTCAGACTTACAGTATTACTCAGCATCTACGCAAGGCTCAAGGTAAAAGCACGAGTAAGAAAGATTTACTCGCTCAAGTGCGCTCGCTACTCGTAGCATCCGGTAAACCGTACATAATCGAAAACGTAAAAGGCGCACCCTTAATCGATGCGGTACAGGTGTGCGGCTCGGCGTTTGGTCTTAAGGTACGTAGGCACCGGCTATTTGAGTCTAACCTTCAGTTAAAGGGTACAGATTGCCACCATAAGCAACAGGGTAAGCCCGTAGGTATATATGGCTCAATGCGTGATGAGATACCGGGCGGTGGGCATACAGCTAAAACTATGGATCAGGCTAACGAGGCTATGGGTATCGATTGGATGATATGGGGCGAAATGGTCGAGGCTATTCCACCGGCCTATACGCACTATATAGGTATGCAGGTTAAACTATGAGTTATACACAGGCTTTATCCACATGTGTAAAAAAGGTGTGGGACACGCTCAACGATACGCTCAAGATTGACAGGTATTTGACTAAGCGACTACGCTCCATACTCGCAGGCGAGCCGCTACCGCGGATAGCTCGCAGGCGTAGTTTGGTGCTTTTGGCCGGGTTATTGCTATTTAGCAATATGCCTGCATCACAAGCCATAAGTACACAAAGAGATAAAGAAAACTACAAACTTTACGCACATATAAAGCTACTTAATGCTAAGCAATATAGATGCTTAGAGATCCTATGGAATAGAGAAAGTAAATGGGATCCTCGAGCCGATAACCCTAAGAGCTCTGCGTTTGGTATACCTCAAATGCTTAAGATGAAAGAGTTAGATCCGTTTAAGCAGATAGATCTAGGGCTTAAGTACATAACTCATAAACACTCAACACCATGTAGAGCCTTACAGTTTCATAATAAAAAGGGATGGTACTAATGGTACGAGGTAGGCAAGATCCACGTGTAAGCCAAAAGTACAAGAAAGCCCGGCTCGTAGTCCTAGCGCGTGATGGATACACGTGCGCCTATTGCGGTCAGGATGCTACGACGGTGGACCACATACAAAGCATTAAGTCAGGCGGTGATCCGGTAAGCCTTGAGAATATGATCGCCTGTTGTGCTCGATGCAATAGCGCTAAGGGCTCACGCTCACAAGGCGTTTTTTTAGCGTCTAATTCTACCCCCCCTGCCTTTT